TAACCAAGCACGACAACAAAGAGAAAATCATCCGCCTTCGCAACAAGTTTGTGCCGCTGAACCCTGCCGAGTGGAAGTCTCAGTTTGACACGATTGTGCAGGTTGGGTTGGGCACGACTGACGACGAGACCAAGATTGCGTTTTTGACGCAGATTGCAGCCAAGCAAGAGCAAATCCTAATGCAGCTAGGGCCTGATAACCCAGCCGTGTCTATGGATCAGTATATTTCGACCTTGCGTTCTATTGCTGAGATTGGTGGCTTCAAGGATGCCGACTTGTATTTCAGCTCGCCTGAAGTGATCAAGCAGAAGATGGCTGAGGCGCAGGCCAAGGCAAGCCAAGAGCAGCAGCAGCCGTCGCCTGAGCAGCAAATGCTTCAGATGCAGATGCAGCTTGAGCAGCAGAAGGCGCAGGCACAAATTGAGCTTGAGCGTGAAAAGGCTATGGCCAAGCTGGAGCTGGAGCGCGAGAAGTTCCAAGCAGAAATGCAGATGGAGCGCGAGAAAATGGTCGTGGAGACCGAGCTGCGCCAGCAAGAGCTTCAGGCCGAGGCTGAGTTGCGCGTCGCCAAGGCTGTGACTGATGCACAGATTTCAACTAACCTGCCGAGGGTATAGATATGGCTAAAGTTAACAAGATTATGCCGCCACGCAACACGACCATTCGCGGTCAGGATCACCTGCTGGCCTATATCACGCCAGAGGAAGCGGCGTTGTTAAAGGCTCGCGGCGGTTCAGGTGAGCCGGGGCCTATGGGTATTCCGCAGTATGGATACGGCGATAATGATGGTAGTGAAGGGTTTGGAGACGGCGATTCAGATAGCGGCACCGGCACAGATGGGGCTGGCACCGGCGGCGGCGGCGGTGGTGGAAATGACGATAACAATGACGGAGGATTTACCGCCGCAGAACGCGCAGCAGGTCAAGCCGCAAGAGACGCTATAGCCGCGCATAACGCAGCGGTAAAGGCGGGTCTTCGCCCCGGCGAAGACAGGACTGACTATACTCCTCAGTTTGGGCTTGACGTTGCAACCGCTATGGCTCAAGCAGAGCAAAATCGTTTAGCGCAACAGGTAGCCCGAAGCTATATTGATTACGCAGGCATTATGGGGCCGTCTCTTTACTCTGCTGGTAATGTCGGAGGTAGCCTTCTTAATTTTCTCAAGACAGGCTCCACCGGCGGGGTTCCCATTCGCTCAACCTGGTTCTCAGACCCCACAACTCTAGGGGCCTTCAAAGATATTGCCTTAGGACAAATACCGGGTCGTATGGCACAAGCAAAAGCTGGATACGGCTTGCCGGGTGTTGCTGGAGGCCTTCTAGGTGGTGTGGGGTCGTTTACCTTAAACCAGATGCAAAAGGCTCTTGAGGATGGCGGTCGCCCTGTCTTTGATGCTACAGGACAGTTAAAAGGTGTATTTAGCGAAGGCCCATTTGGATTTGGCGAAGTGTATACCGGAACGCCTGTTGAGGGCGTCGAGGGTACAGGGTATGACGCTGGCGGCACAGATGGCGGCCCAGAGATAAAGCCAGTAAACCCAGAGACCGGCCAGTGTGAAGATGGCTACATCTTTGACGCGCAGCTAAACGCATGCCGACTAGACACTGGAACAGCGGCGGCGTCAGCTCCAACAGTGACAACCCCGACAACCGGCGGTTACGCACAGATGGGATTGCTGGATCAAACACCAACAGGCTTGCCGCAGTTCCAACAGCGGTACGGCGCAGGCTTTGGAACGCCGTCACAATTTGCGGCGGCAAACACGGACTTCCGCAGACGCGGAGCAGTAATGCCAGCATACCCTGGTTACACATTGTTAAGTTAGGACACTTATGGACGAAGGTAAGGCGAGGGAAAAGCAGGTAAGAGCAGAAAAGGCTGAGGCCATACTGCGAAATGACCTGTTTAACGAGGCGTTTGCATATCTCGACGCGCAGTTTTTGGATGCGTGGCGGCAGAGTGACGTCGCCGACGTCGAGAACCGCGAGAGGATTTACCAATTAACCCAAAGTCTTGCGACTTTAAAGGGGTATTTCCAAAGTGTGGTCGAGGATGGTAAGTTAGCGCAAGTGCAGCTTGATGATTTCAAGCGGCGAGTGTCAATTAACAAAAGGTGACTTTAAATGTCCGATACCTCTAATGAGACCGGCCCAATTTCAATGAATGATGCAATTAGCCTTCTGAGCAATCCCTCCGAGGATACTGCGACAGATGAGCGAGCCGAGGTTCAAGCAGAACCTCAACAGCCCGAAGCCGAGGCGCCAGAACCGTTGATGGATAACGTCGAAGACGACGCCCCAGAAGACGACTATGACGATGAGGCTGATGACGGCGAAGACGTCGACTACGACGATGACGACAGCGAGGATGAACAAGCCCCCGAAGAAAACCTCTACACCGTAAAGGTGGATGGCGAGGAAATCGAGGTCAGCTTGGACGAGGCGCTAAAGGGTTATCAGCGGCAGAAGGCGTTTACTAAGCGATCAATGGAGTTAGCCGAGCAACGCAAAGCCTTTGAGGCCGAGGCGGCTCAGACTAAACAACTGCGGGATGCTTACGCACAGCAACTTGAAGTGTTGCGAGATCAGATTAGTTCGGCAATCCCTGAGCAGGAACCTGACTGGTCAGCCCTAAAAGATGAGGGCTATTCTACTGACGATATATTTTTCGCCAAGACTGAGTGGGACAAATCCCAAAGGCAGCTTGCGGCGGCAAATGCAGAGCGTGAGAGAATTGCCCAAGAGCAAGCCTATGAGTATCAAGAGCAGATGAAACGCAGGTTAGCGGATCAGCGCGTCGAGATGCTCAACCGGATACCTGAGTGGCAAAATGACGACGTCCGTGAAAAAGAGCGGAACGAAGTTATCAAGTATGCCCAGCGCCGGATTGGCTTTAGCGAGGAGGAAATTCAATCAGCGTCCGACAGTCGGGCGATTGAATTGCTCTACAAAGCGTGGAAGTACGACACACTAATGGAAAAAAAGCCAAGTGCAAAACAGCGTACACGCAAATCGCCAAAAATGGCTAGGGCAGGTCAACCAACCACCAAGCGAGATGTTGCTAATCGTTCACGGCGTGAGGCAAAAAAACGGTTTGAGGCCGAAGGAACTGTCGACGCCGCTGTCAATTACCTAATGGGGCGATAGCCCAGAAAGACTAAACAAATGGCGACCTATACTACCCAAGCAGCCATTGGTGAGCGCGAAGACCTTGCCAATGTAATTTATCGGATTGATCCAAGCGAGTGCCCCGCATTTTCTGCGATCAAGAAGACAACAGCCTCATCAATTTTTACAGAATGGCAAGTTCAAAATTTGGACACGGCATCTGCTGTTAACTATCACGATGAGGGTGCGACAACTGCAACTGGCACAGCCGTACCTACCGTAAGGGTCGGAAATTATTGCCAAATTTCTAAAAAGGTATTTGCTACATCCGGCACCCTGGATGCAGTAGATTTGGCGGGCCGCGAACGTGAACACAATTATCAAAAGATTTTAAAATCTTTAGAATTGCGTCGCGATATAGAGAAGTCGATCACCGACACAAACCAAGCTCGCGACGGTTCAGACCCTCGCAAATCAGCCTCGCTGATGACTTGGATTTCAAACGGCTCAGTCGGTGCGACTGGTGCGTTTGCTGTCGGTGCCAACGGTACTGCAACAGTCACCGCAGGCACTGCACGTTCCTTGACCCTCGATATGGTTCAGGACGCGATGCAGGCAGCGTGGGAAGACGGAGGCAACCCTAAGATGCTTCTGGCATCTGCCACCAACCGGGCCAACCTGTCTGACCTGTCAGCCACTGGCAACCTTGTGTCAAACGACGTGAACATGACAGCAGCTAAGGCACCAACATATGTGTCTTCAGTTTCAGTCATGCTGACTGACTTCGGCACAATTGACATTGTCCCATCACGGTATATGTCAAACGACAAAATCTTCCTGATCGACCCAGACTTTGTTGAGCTGGCTACACTCAACGGTCGTAACTTCAAGGAAGAAGCACTTGCCAAAAATGGCGATGCCGAGGTTAGCCACATCCTGGTGGAGTGGTCCCTCAAGCCTACAGCTCCGGCTGCACATGCTGGCATCTTCGACCTAGATGGCACCATCTAACTAAAACTGAGGGGGCGGGCGACTGCCCCCTCATCCTTTTATTAAGGGTGTAAAATGAAGAGAATTATCAGAGACGACGCGGTAACTAAGACCAAGACAACCATCCAGCAAGAGGCTGATGGCACCAGCGTTTTTGAGACCACACAAAATTTTGACACGCTAATTAAGCTGAACAGGCATATGGCTGGGGAGTACCGCGCAGGCCAAATGATTGGCGACACGCAGCGCCACATGCAGCATGTAGCGGAAATACCATTGGTCGTGTATAATCACCTAATGGAAAAGCTAGGCAACCCGCGCGAAAATGCACAGGCGTGGAAGGCTTGGCTGAACGATCCCGAAAATCGGGACTTTAGGACTGGTGGCGGGCGAATTTAATGGCGATCACGACATATGCAACCTTGCAAACAGCTATAGCCAATTTTTTGGCTCGTAGCGACCTTACGGCGCAGATACCTGACTTCATTACGATGGCTGAGGCTCGCATGAACCGCGAGCTTGAGACACGCGCTCAGGAAAAACGGTCGACAGCTACGCTTGTGGCAGGTAACGAGTATATTGCGTTGCCTACTGACTTGCGGGAGGTTCGCGAAGTTAAGCTCAATACCTCGCCCCTGACGGTGCTTGAGTATTACAGCCCAACTGCGCTGGACGAGCAATTCCCGACAGCCGGTCACGCGAAGCCTCGCGGCTTTTCGATTATCGGGCCTGAGATGAAGCTGCGCCCAATCCCTGACACGGCTTACACGGCTGAGATTGTTTACGTTGGGGATATTACGCCTTTATCTGCGGCTGCGCCTAGCAACAACATATTGCTGCGCTCGCCAGACGCTTATTTGTATGGGGCCTTAGCCGAGGCCTACGCATATTTACTTGATGAGACTAGGGCTGCGCAATACATGCAGCGCTTCAATACTGCGCTAGAGGAAATCAAGATTGATGAAAGCCGCGCGCACTACGGGACTGGCAGCCTTCAGATTACCAGTATTTATCAACGTCAAAATTCTTCTGCGGAGAAATAATTATGAGCGCTATGAGTGACTACCTCGAAAACAAGGTGTTGGATCATGTGCTAGGCACATCGGCCTACACTATGCCGACAACATTATATATCGGCCTATCCACGGGCTCGTTTAATGACGACAACAGCGGCACAGAGCTGTCAGGCAATGGATATGCCAGACAGTCTATTGCTTTTAACGCTGCGGCGTCAGGCACTGCCGACAACACGGCCGCCGCTGAGTTTTCGCCTGCAACGGCGTCTTGGGGCACCGTCACGCACTTCGGTTTGTTTGACGGCCTAACGGGCGGAAATCTGTTGATCCACGGCGCGTTTACTGTGGGCAAGCTGATTGACACTGGCGACATCCTTAAAGTTTCTGCTGGCGACCTAGACATCACGGCAGCTTAGGTTAGCCAATGGCAACCAATACACCAACGCTTGAACAGTTAACCGGCAGCCTAGATGCGCTGTCGGGCAGCTTGGACAACCTAGATGGTTTGCCTTGGTGTAACCCCACGCTTGAACAGTTAGACGCTTGGGGTGGCCTAGAAGCCCTAGACGCATTTGGCTACAACCTAGAGCAGCTTAACCAGCTATGCGTTGTTGTCGCAGATGGGGCTGCCTCGGTGGCTATCACGACGGCTGCTGAAATTCAGTTTGCCGAGCTTGTCGACGCGTCGGTAGATATCTCCGCATCCGCTACCGCCGTACCAGCGCGCACTGTGGCAATGCAGGCGTCTGTGACCGGCGCGGCCGGCGTCACGGCGTCAATGACACCGACGCGGCAGGTTACTGCCGCCGTGAATATTGCCGCTTCCCAGTCTAGCGAGATTGCGCGCACAAGACAGCAGGTCGGCGCAGCTTCGATTGTGGCGACCACAAGCGCCTTGGCTGGGGTTGTCTACAGAGTGAACTCTGCCGTCAACGTGTCGGCCTCTACAACAGCCGCCTCAAGTGGTATATTTGTCACAGCAGGTCGGCCAAGGGTTGTGGCGAGTACGTCAATCAATGTAAAGGTTCTTGGCGAAGACTGGATCGACGTGGCCGCAGGGTCAGGGATTTGGACAGATGTTGCCGTTGGCTCCCAAATTTGGGGCGCGGCGGCATCAAGCAGTGGGGCTTGGGCTAGACAATGATACAACTAGGTGAATGGCTGCCGGATCAGGCTGACATAATGAACAGCGGCGTAACCGTGGCCACAAACGTATTCCCAGCGGCAATTGGCTATCACTCAATGAACTCGTTTGTGCCGTACTCTAACGCGGCAACCAACACGATTAAAGGCATCTTTGCGGCAAAGGATACAGCCTCAAACACCAAGCTGTTTGCCGGTGATGCGACTAATTTGTACCTGCACTCAACATCAACCAACAATCTCGACCCAGTCAGCAAGGTTGGCGGTTACACGCTGGACGACGGAGAGACTTGGCGGTTCGTGCAGTTCGGCGACTACGTCCTTACTTCTGGGGGCGTTGGCGAGACTGTCCAGTCGTTTGAGTTAGGTGCAAGCTCTAGCTTTGCAGACTTGACCAATGCGCCAAAGGCTGACTTTATCGCGGTGGTTCGTGATTTCGTCTGGACTGCAAACGTGGACACGGGCGCTGGGCGCCTACCATACCGCTGCCAGTGGTCTGGATTTAACGACATAACAAGCTGGGTTCCTGGTGTTGATCAGGCAGATTTTCAAGACCTGCCCGATAGCGGCGCCATAACCGGCTTAGTCGGCGGAGAATATGCGACTGTGCTTTGTGAAAAAGCTATTTACCGCGCCACATACACAGGCCCGCCACTCATTTGGCAGTTTGACAAGGTTGTAGCTGAACGCGGCTGCGCGTTTAAAAATTCTGTCTGCAACTCTGGCAATCTTGTGTTCTTTTTGGCGTCTGATGGATTTTACGCATTTGACGGTCAAAAGGCTTCGCCAATAGGGTCAGAGCGCGTTAACGAATTTTTCTTGCAGGACTTTGACAGTAACTACGACTATCGCATGTCTGGCAGTGTCGACCCGCTAAACGAAGTGGCAATGTGGTCTTACACGTCAACGCAGTCGCCAACCGGACAGCCTGACAAGATCATCATCTATAACTATGTTCTAAACAAGTGGTCTCTAGCCGAGATCGAGGCTGACTATTTGGCGCCTATGTTCTCAGCCGGATACACGGTAGACGACCTAGATAATCTGGCCGCCACTGTGGACGGACTGAGCCAGCAGCTAGACAGCCGGTTTTTTAAGGGTGGCCAGTATTTCTTTGGCGGCGCGTATGGCGACAAAATTTATACCTTTAGCGGTGCGCCAATGGACGCCGTCATCGAAACAGGTGAAGCGCCTATGTCTATGGGCAAGCACTCAATTGTGGTGAGAAGTTACCCATATTATGAAGACGGCAGCGTCAGCATTTCTGTCGGCACCAGAAACAACCAATCGTCTTCAGTGACGTATTCCGCCCCAAGCACGCCCAACGTGTCTGGGTTCGCGCCGCATAGGTCGCAAGGCAGATATCACAGGGCTAAACTTAATTTGTCGGGTGGATGGAACAAGGTCATTGGCTTAGACGTTGAGGCTAGGGAGATCGGCCGGAGATGACAATTGAGCAGCGTACAACTAATTTTCGCACGCTTAACCCGATCACGGCCACAACGCGTGAGATTGCAGAAGTTCTGAACCGCACGATCAACGGCGGGCTGAATAGTATTGGGTATGTAACTTTGCCGGCGAACACAACCCAGACGACAGTTAATGATCCGCGCTATTCGACATCTAGCTTGGTGTTTTTTACTGGCGTCGACCACGACCCGTGGCACCATAACCCATATATCGACGGCACCAGCGTAGACGGGACTATGGTTATTAACTTTAGCAATCAGGGGCACGATGCACTATTCGCCTACTTTATTGTCGGCTGAAGACCGGCTAACGGATCAGTGGCGCCGCTGTCATAAGTGGATTAGCGAGGCGCTGGAATATTCTGGCGGCACACACTCTATGGACGACGTGTTTGGCGCCGTGGCTGTTGGGGATGCGCAGTTACATCCACTAGAGAAGTCTGCTATTATAACCGAAGTCGTAGATTACCCAAGGTTGACAGTGTGCCGCATATGGCTGGCAGGCGGAGACCTAGACGAGCTGATGCAGGCGGAAAAGTCTATAGCGGTCTGGGCTAAAAACTTAGGCTGTGACGCAATGGAGATTAACGGTCGTATGGGCTGGAAGCGGCAGCTCAAAGATTACACCGCAACGTCGGTGATTTTGACAAAGGATTTGAGAAATGAGTAAAGGCGGCGGCGGAGACACCCGA